GTCATTAACAAATCTTGTTCTCTGGCTGTAGACGTAACCAGAGAAACCAATAGCAGCGACAAGCAAACCACTATTTATATAAGTAAGAACTTTAAGCATCAGCAGCCTTATTTACAGCTTTAGCTTTTGGAGCTGCCTTTGCAGGGGCTGCTTTTACTTCTGCATCTGGAACATCAACTTCTGTTTTCATGACGAATCCAGCCACTCTTGTTTCAATAACTTTCTTAGCCATTTACATTACCCTTAAGGAACATGAATACATTCTAAACAATTGAACGAAAAGCAGCTCAAATTGTTCATAAGACAAGCATTCAGCTTAGAAAATATTGCTGATAATGCCTTAGCAAAAGCTGATCCAGTGTTTCTTAGAACAATGGCATTGGTTAGAAGAAAGGTTTTAGAACTTCCAGATGTATCTCTTTTAAGAGAGCAACAATGGAGAAAATTATTAGGTGAAATAGAAATAATTTTAGAAGCATCTAATGATGCATTTGCAAAATCATTAATTGATGAATTAAGGATTAATTATCCAAAGATGAGAGAACAAGCTGAAAGAATGGTTTCTTCAATTCCATCTGTAAATATATTCCCAGGCACTGCTGGAGAAATAACAGGATTGCCAACTGTTGCTGGTCTTCAAACTATAGAAATGCAAGACAGCGTTAAAGATATTTTAAGAAGTACAAAAGTAAACAGCAAACGATTAATTGATTTATTTGGCTTGCAAGATGTTGACGAATTTAGACCCGCAATTTTTAAAGATACAATGTCACCTTGGATTAAACAAAAGATAAAAATTATTGATAGCACAGTAAGAGCTGGAATATTTCAAGGGGCTGATACAGAAGCAATTGCAAATGTAATTGGAAAAGAAATTACAGAAGATATTAGATTTGGCAGAAGAATGTTTGAAGGGGCAGATGCAACAAAAAGGATAAAAGCACAAGCAAAAGCCATTGCAAGAACTGCTGTTCAAGATAT